GCCGGGACGGGGTTGATGTAGGCGACGACCCCGTCGGGGATGATGCTCAGCGCCTGGGTCGCTGCAGCCGTGTACGCCAGGGTCACGGTCTGCCCGCTCGTGGCGGGGAACGTGGTGGCGCCGGGGGTGATGCGTCCGATGTCGTGCGGGGTGATACGCACGGCGTTGGCCCGGACAGCTCCCGAGGCGTACAGCCGTCGGAGGGCAAGGTGTGGGTTGATGTTCTGGTTCCAGATGTACGTGGTCAACGCAGCGCCCGAGTCGAGGGCCGAGGTGATGGAGGCGATCTGGGTCCACCCCGTGTCGTCATCCAGTGCCGTGCCGGGCTTGCGCAGCTTCACCGCCAACGTCTTCGTCGCCTGCACCCACTCTGCGCTGATCTGGAACCAGCCGTCCACCTGATAGGGAGTCGTGGCTCCAGCAGCGGACACCGTAGTGAGTAGCACCGTGGTGTCGCTCATCGTGCACAGGGCCTGCACCGCTCCGGTGTTGGTCACGTTGGCAGCAATCGAGCCGCCCACACCGATGCGCGACTGAGTGTCGGTGGTGTTGCGCCACACCTCAGCCCGCATCATGCGGTTGCTGGCTGCCTCGATCGTCACAGGTGCGGTGATGGTGTTGGCCGAGGTGATCGGCGTCCAGATGCACGGCCCGACCAGACGAACCAGACCGGTGTTCGTGGCTTCGAGAAGAGCACCACTCTTTCCCGTGTAGGTGACTCCACCGAGCTTCGTCACTGCATGGGCCGAGGCCGACGTGAACGTGGTGCCAGGGCCGAACACGCCGTTGACCTCGAACACCCTGGTGCCCAGCACGGGAGAGGTGTTGGCCCCAACACCGTTGTAGACCGCTGCGGAGTACAGGATGCCGTTGAGCACCTCTCGCGTTGCCACACCCGACAGGATGTACCCGGACCCCAGGAGGAGCGGTGAAGTCGATGCGAACATCCCTGGGAACGCAGCGGCGACGGAGGCACCGTGCTGGACCCACGTAGGCGTCGTTCCGGTGCCACCGGTCCAGAACCTGACGTCGCCGACCACGGTGTCAGCCGTGACCCCAACCCAGGCAGCCTGACCGGGGGTGAACGAGTACGCCGCCGTTGCGGTCGCTGTCCCGGTGTTCGCTCCGGTAGTAGACCACCGGATCACAGGGGTGCCATCCGTGAGGAGACCCCACCGGTACGAGCGCTGGTTGTCGTCCGTTGAGGACTTGCTGATGATTCCCTGTTGCAAACCTGAAGACCAGGCGTCCGGGGCGATGCGCGCTACGAGACCGATCGACCCCGTGATGGCCAGGGCTGCTGACGTCGGGACGGAGAACCCCGAGCCGTCGACACCGTCGATGTCAGCCGAGAGGTAGAACCCAACGCCCCGGTTGGGGATGCCAACCATCAGGAACCGTCCGTGGCGATCCAGAATCCAGTGAGGTCGAGCAGGGCGTTGCCGGTAGTCACAGCGTTGTTGCCGGTCTGCGGAGAGATGGGTGCCCAGCCATTGGGGTGCAGGATCGCCGAGTGGTAGTCGGGCGAGAGGATCCAGATCTGGCCCACGAACGGGGTGGTGGGCGGCAGCGTGCTCACGACGGGGCGGTAGCGGGCATCCAGCTCGGTGATGCTCCAGAGTCCGCCCGTGCCACCGGAGTTGGCCTGCGAGCCCGTCGAGCGCGCCTTGACCATCCACGTGACGGCGATGACGGGCGGGAGCACATCGAACGGCTCGTTCGATCCTGTGTTCCCGACGGTGATGCCGGTCTTGGCCGTCGTGTCGAGAGTGTCGGGGTCGAGTAGGAGAGCGAAGGTGCCGTTCTGTTCGCCAGTGGGGTGCAGGTTGCCGTTGGGCGTCGAGTAGACGCCGCGCCCCGCCTTCGGGTGACGGTGGCCAGGGTCGGTGAGCGGGTGGCCGTGCGACGGCAGGTTGGCCTCAGTGAGCGAGACCTCCACCGACCCGGCTACGTCGCCGAGGGTGAGCGCCACACCTCCGCCCGTGCCGATCGGGATGCGCCCCTGGAAGTTGGGTAGGCCGACCGTGCCCACGTCGGACCCGTACTGGCCGCCGACGATCGCAGCCAGCTCAGCCGTCGCTGCGGCAGTGGTCGAGATCATCTGGCCGATGAGGGCGATCCACCCTGCCGGGATGAACGCACCAGAGCCGATGAACGGGGCGATGGTGCCCACCGGGATGGCGTCGTCGGACGGGTCGTACGAGCGGAACGAGACCCAACCCGTGGCCGCACCGGAGGAGTCCGCCTTCATCCAGAGTGCAGCGTTGAGCGGCGCCTCGATGTCGACATAGAGCGAGCCCTTGTCGGCGATGACGACACCCTCCGGCTTGCCCGAGCCCCGCAGGAAGTTGGCTGCCTGCAGCACGCCAGTGCCGGACACCGACGCCACGGTCGAGCCGCCCGACGACTGCACGTCGAGGGTCTTCTGGTTGGCAGGCGTGGCGGTGCGCGCCTTGAGCGTCAACAGCGATGCGGTGCTGTCGGTGGCCCTGATGGTAAGCCCGGCCGCCAGCTCCATGGCCGAGGCAGCGAGTCGCGTGAGCGTGCTCTCGACCCAGGTGAGCTTGCCGTCAGCTCGCAGGGTGAAACGTCCTGCAGGAGCATCGGTCTCGACGAAGGACGTCGAGTTGGAGGCGAACGTCCGACGCAGTGTCGGCTCCATCATGATGCGCTTGTCGACGATGGCCGACGAGGAGATCGACGAGGCGCTCGACCCTACGTACACCGAGGCGAGCAGACAGTACGTAGCGGGATCGAAGTTGGGGAAGACCGGGTTGGTCGCCGAGGCCACACCTCGAAGGGAGGTGAGCAGCCCGGAGTTGCTGGTGACGATCAGGTCGAAGCGAGGGTTGGCGTCACTGGTCTGGACGGTGACCGTCCCACCAGCGACCGCCACAGGAGCACCGTCCACAACGGCGTTGCCGACTCCCACGACCACAGACATGTTGGGCGAGCCCTGCGCTGCGACGGCGCAGCCAGAGACGACTCCAGTGGGCCCGTAGCCGAGCGCCTTGTAGTCCCCTGAGTCGGGTTCGGATTGGTCGACGGCAGCAGCGTCTGGGCCGTTGGGGACGGTGAACCCCATGTGTCAGTCTCCTTGAATGGAGCCGAGGCCCTGGGCGACGAGCGCCGCGGCATCAGCGGCGGTCATCTTCACGGGTACCCCCGAGGCGAGAGCAAACGACGCCCCCGACTCAGTCGTGGTTCCCATGGTGTTCGATGTTGGCAGGAAGTACACCATCCCGAAGAGCCTCGGGGTCACACCCTCTGGTGAGGTGGGCATCTCGAACTCCTGCTCGGGCTGGGGCTCAGGTGCTGACTCCGGCTCGGGCTGGGGAGCAGGCTCGGGCTCCGGTGCGGGGATCTGCTCCGGTGTCGGCTCTGGCGCAGGCTCTGGCGCAGGCTCTGGTGTGGCCACCTGCTCTGGTGCGACCTCTTGGTCGGTCGTGGCCTCCGGCCGCTTCGCGTGGGAGGGCTTGCGCGCAGTCACTGCTGCTCCCAGAGGAGGTCGCGCTTCTGGAGGTACTGGTAGATGTGCGGCGGCACTCGGTACCGGTGGCCACGCTTCATCTCGATGCGCTCCGAGCCGTAGAAGACCGGGCCAACGTCGGTGACGACGCGCACGATGTAGTCCTCTTGGTCGGGGTCGACGACGACCACGCCGAGGTCTTGGATCTCATCGACGACGACGGCGTCTTCGCTCATGAAGTTCTTGGTGTTGGTCGTCTCCGACTCATCAACGAGAGTGGCTTCCACCACTTCGTCTTCTGTGTAGTCGTCCTCGTCCACTGCGAAGTCGTCTTCGATCTCTTCAACTTCCTTGACTGCCATGCGAGTTCCCCTGTTCATAGTTGTACGGATTGAGTACGTGAAGGACGAAGCCCTCACGCCCCGACGCTAGCCGTTGACGTGAGGGCTCCAGTGTCTGCTCCTGAGGAGCATGAACTCAGTTCGTGCTGATGATCGAGACGGCCTGCGGCGTGATCGCACCGAAGCCCCAGATGGAGTACCAGGCGAGGGCATGCTCACGACCGAAGTCGAGAACGCCGCCGTCACGCAGCTCCACGGGGAGCGACACGGCATGACCGAAGGCGTTGTCGCCGATCATGATCGAGTCGTAGGTGTCGAAGCCGATTGCACCGACGTTGGTCTTGCGGACCTGCGTGGTCTCGATGAACACAACGTCGTTGATGCGTCCGATCTCGCCAAGCATGAAGTTGCCCGGAGCGGCGTACTTCGTGACCTCGATCCACTCCGGCGTGTCACGCAGGCGGCGCGACTGGTGCGGGTGGATGAAGTGGACGTACGTCTCACCGAGTCGGGGGATGTTGAGCGTGGCGAGCTGCTCCACGCCATCCTTGACCGAGTGCGGGGTGAGGTAGTACGCCTCCTTGCCAGCCGTGCCGTCGGCGGCGTCGACCGCTGCGAGGTTCGGCGCCACGATGCCGGGGTCGTAGATGTTCGTCGACGGACCCTGGAACGGCGCTGCCTTGCGGTAGCCGAACGCCACGTTGCCAGCGGAGTTGAGCAGCGTGTTCCGGGCCTGGAAGTCCATCGAGGCCGCCATGTGGCGGCCAAGGAGACGGGAGCCCGACGCCATGATGTCGTCGAACGAAGCGTGCAGGAGCAGCTCCGAGACGGCGATGGCCTTGCCCTGCTCCGCAACGCTGATGCGGAACTGGAAGGCGCTCAGGGCCGACGTGGTCAGGCGCACACCTTCGGTGAGTTCCGCACCCATCGTCTCGTTGACGTCGAGGTTGTTGTACTTGAGGAAGTTCACTGTGAGGCCCGGCATCACGCCAAGCTCGGTCTTCTTCACCGCGAACTGCTCGAAGCGCAGGATCGGCATGGCCTGGAACAGGATCTCCTTCGACCAGATGGCCTGGATGGCCGGGGTCAATGAAGTTGAACCTGTGATCGCAGTGCCCTGCGGGTAACCCTGGGTGACGATGCCCGACGGCGCTGGCGCCGCCTGGACGCCCAGGAACGCTCCACCCGTCGGCACGAGTGCCGGGTTGGACCCGTTCACCGCACCTGAGTACAGGTTCCCTGAACCGCTGATACCACCAGCAATGTCTGGCATGACTTACTTCCTCCTCTGGAGTTTGATTGATTGGATTCGATTGTGGGCGGCTAGTTCAGCGCTGTCCGTAGAACTGCGCTCGCCCTGCGGCATGCAAGGTGCCCCGGTGTGCGGCGTACTCCGATGGTGACATTGCCCGGATCTGCTCGGGCGTGACCGTCTTCTGCTCCTGTTGCTCCTCCAGAGGACCGTTGCCAGTCGGGGACGTGGAGCGCACTCCTTGCATCCCCTGGATTGCTTGCTGGCGAACGGCCATTGCGCCCTGAGCGATCCGCTCGGAGCGCTCGATTGCATCTGCGATAGATGCGTCGATCTGCTCGGGTGTTTCCCCCGCCACATAGTCGGCGATGTCGGGGAGGATCAATGCGGCGTTGGCTGACAACGCTGCTGAACGGTAGTCCCGAAGCTGCTGGAGCCGACGCTCCTGTTCCAGCTCCGCCTTGGCGATCTCCGCCTCGGTACGGACCGATGTGATCTCTTGCTGGAACTGCTCCTGAGTCTGCCGGAGCAGGTCACGAACAGTCATCTCGTCCTGAGCCTTGGCCTTGGCTTCCGCCTCGGCTGCGGCCTGAGCGTCTTCGGCTGCCTTGCGGGCGGCGTCGCGCTCGTTCTTCAACTCCTCCAGCTCCTTGGCCATCGACTCGATGCGAGGGTAGACCTTGTCCTTCTCCTGCTTCCTGAACTCTTCGACCTGTGCTTCGGTGAAGGTTCGTTCCCCGTTGGTCTGACCTTGCTGCGGTGGTGGCTGTGTTACTGGACCCGTGTCCTGGGTACCTTGTGCGAAACGGCTTGCCGGTGTGGCGGCGGGCTCGACGCCCACGATGAAGCCGTCCCCTGTGGTGGACACGCTTGTATCAACGTTGCTCATGATTCAGTTTCCCCTGTGGATGTAGTTCTACGGTGTGTTCGGGAGCTATTGGTTCGACGGGTTCCGGTACTGAGCCAACTTCGTTCCGTAGGCTTCTTCGACCAGTTGTTGTGCAATGTTCGCCACTTCCGGCGACACCGCAACGGGTGCCCCTGTACTCCCTTGATCGCTGGGTGAACCAGCAGATGTAACAGTAGCGCCGTTGTCCTCGCCAGGCGGGCCTTGGCCATCTGGCGGCATGCCCGTGAGCAGGAAGACGGCCATCGATGTGGCCGCCTGACGGAGCTGCAACGCCGCTGCTTCCTTCTGATCCTCGATCAGTTCAGCGAAGATCTCAGCCATCTTCTCCTCGGGGAACTCCTCGCCCAGCTCGCGCAGAGCGCCCCGCTTGGACTCCAGGCCGAGGTTCATCTTGGCCATGATCTCGTTCAGCTTGACGAGGATGTCGACCGGCAAC